CAGGCCGCAAGACAGCCTGCGCAGCGATCTCAGACGGATCAGTGACAGGCTCAGGTACTGCAACGCATTACGCAATCACAGACGTATCTGAGAGCCGCCTGCTTTGCACAGGTTCGCTTACAACATCACAGGCAGTTGTGTCTGGTAATACTTTTACCGTAGCCACGTTTGACGTAGAAATCCCTGATCCAGCATAAGGTGCAGCATGGTCGTACTAGCCAATCGCGTTAAAGTCTCAACGGCGACAACAGGCACAGGCACTGTAACGCTTGGCGCGGCCTCTACAGGCTATCAGACATTTGCAGATGGCGGTGTAGCTGATGGCGATACTGTGCGCTACACGATTGAGGATGGTAGCGATTGGGAGATCGGCTACGGTCTTTACAACTCTGCTGGGCCAACTCTGACGCGCACGTTGATGGAAAGCTCTACTGGATCGCTGTTGAACTTATCTGGCAGCGCAGAGTTGTTTATTACTGCTGGCGTTGAGGAAGTTTATGGCTACGTCACAAGCACACTAAACGCAGATCGCACGTTAGACAGCGGTGTTGAGTTTGACACGGGTAAAGGTTTTACTATTGCAGATGGCGTTACCTTGACGATCCCGACAGACGCGCAGCTTGTGATTAATGGATACACTGAGAAAAGGCCATTTTAGGAGATAGGAAATGCCCCTTAAAATTAACTCAACAAATGGCTCAGTAACACTCACGCCAGAGGATGGTGTGGGTAATGTTGATATTACGGTTCCTCGCTCACAATTTGTCGGGCAAGACCACGCTGGAGAGTTTATTGCTGACAGCTACAATGAGCGTTATGCAGCGGTTACATCCACATCGAACGCAACAACCGTTGACTGTGAGAGCGCAAACTCGTTCAGCCACACGCTGACTGAGAATACGACGTTTACGTTTAGCAACCCGCCAGCATCTGGCACGGCTTACACGTTTAGCATCGAGATTATTCAAGACGTTTCCGCGTCTGGCTTTACTGTTACTTGGCCTGCGTCTGTTGACTGGCCAAGTGCGGCAACGCCAGCGCTAACTGTTGATGCGTCGGCAAAGGATTTATTTGTATTTTACACCCGTGATGGCGGCACGACTTGGCTTGGTTTTGTCGCTGGTTATTCATTGGGGTAAATTATGGCAACTAAGAAAAAACTACTGCAAGCAATAAAGGGCGGTTTTAGGTCTGGTAGAATTAAAACGCTGGACAACCCAAACCCTTTTTCAGCTTATAATCAAAACGATTATTTCGGCTATAGCGTATCTGTCTCAGACAGTTATGTAATAGTAGGAGCTTATTTAGAAGATGACGTTAGCGGATCTAGCGGAAAAGCGTATATATTTAACGCATCCACTGGCGCTCTGCTTCATACGTTAGACAACCCTAGTGCGTATGACACAGGCGCAAGCGATAATTTCGGCTTTAGCGTATCTATTTCAGACAGCTACGCCATAGTAGGAGCTTATCAAGAAGATGACGCTGGCGGAAGTAATAGCGGCAAAGCCTACATATTTGACCCGTCTACTGGCGTTCTACTTCATACGTTAGACAACCCTAATGATTACAGCACAAGCCAAGATGATTATTTTGGCTATAGCGTATCTGTCTCAGACAGTTATGCCATAGTAGGTGCTTTTTTAGAAGATGACGCTAGCGGATCGTCTAGCGGCAAAGCCTACATATTCAACCCGTCCACTGGCTCTCTGCTTCATACGCTAGACAACCCTAATGCTTATAGTACAAGCGCAAGCGATTATTTTGGCCGCAACGTATCCATCTCAGACAGTTATGCCATAGTTGGTGCTTATTTAGAAGATGACGCTGGCGGATCGTCTAGCGGAAAAGCCTACATATTCAACCCGTCTACTGGCGCTTTGCTTCATACGTTAGACAACCCTAATGCTTATAGTACAAGCGCAAATGACCAATTTGGCATTAGCGTATCTATATCAGACAGTTATGCCATAGTTGGTGCTTATCAAGAAGATGACGCTGGCGGAAGTGATAGCGGAAAAGCCTACATATTCAACCCGTCTACTGGCGCTTTGCTTCATACGTTAGACAACCCTAGCGCCTATAGTACAAGCTCAGGCGATAATTTCGGCGCTAGCGTATCCATCTCAGACAGTTATGCTATAGTAGGAGCGTATTTAGAAGATGACGCTGGCGGATCGTCTAGCGGAAAAGCCTACATATTTAACGCATCCACTGGCTCTCTGCTTCATACGTTAGACAACCCTAATGCTTACAGCACAAGCCAAGATGATTATTTTGGCTTTAGCGTATCTATCTCAGACAGTTGTGCAATAGTTGGTGCTTATCAAGAAGATGACGTTTTGGGAACTTCTAGCGGCAAGGCTTATGTATATGATAGCTCATTCAATTACAAATACACATTAAACAATGTAACAAACTCTCAATATGGAGGCTCACAGGATGATTCATTTGGCCGCAGCGTATCCATCTCAGACAGTTATGCAATAGTTGGCGCTCATGCGGAAGATGAAGCTGGCAGTACGTCTAGCGGAAAAGCCTACATATTTGATCCGTCCACTGGCGCTTTGCTTCATACGCTAGACAACCCTAATGATTACAGCACAAGCGCGAACGATGTATTTGGCTTTAGCGTATCCATCTCAGACAGTTATGCAATAGTTGGCGCGTATCAAGAAGATGACGCTGGCGGAAGTGATAGCGGCAAAGCCTACATATTCAACCCGTCTACTGGCGCTTTGCTTCATACGTTAGACAACCCTAACGCTTACGGCGCGAGCGCAGACGACAGGTTTGGCTATAGCGCATCTATCTCAGACAGTTACGCCATAGTTGGTGCTTATTTAGAAGATGACGCTGGCGGAAGTAATAGCGGAAAAGCCTACATATTCAACCCGTCTACTGGCGCTTTGCTTCATACGCTAGACAACCCTAATGCTTACAGCACAAGCGCAAACGATTTATTTGGCATCAGCGTTTCCATCTCAGACAGTTATGCAATAGTTGGTGCTTATTTTGAAGATGACGCTGGCGGATCGTCTAGCGGAAAAGCTTACATATTCAACCCGTCTACTGGCGCTCTGCTTCATACGCTAGATAACCCTAATGCCTATAGTACAAGCTTAAACGACCGATTTGGCTTTAGCGTATCCATCTCAGACAGTTATGCAATAGTTGGTGCTTATCAAGAAGATGACGCTAGCGGAGGTAATAGCGGAAAAGCCTACATATTTGATCCGTCTACTGGCTCTCTGCTTCATACGTTAGATAACCCTAGTGCTTATGACACAGGCGCAAGCGATAATTTCGGCTATAGCGTATCTATCTCAGATACCCATGCAATAGTTGGTGCTTATTTTGAAGATGACGCTGGCGGATCGGCTAGCGGAAAAGCCTACATATTTAACGCATCCACTGGCTCTCTGCTTCATACGCTAGACAACCCTAGCGCCTATAGTACAAGCTCAGGCGATTTATTTGGCCGCAGCGTATCCATCTCAGACAGTTATGCCATAGTTGGTGCTTATGCGGAAGATGACGCTGGCAGTACGTCTAGCGGAAAAGCGTATATATTTAGGTAAGAAAGGAACACCATGCAGTTCATAAAGGTAAATCAAGATAGCAGTGTTGTGTACCCGCTATCAATCGTCAATCTTAAAAACGAGTTCCCCCGCACAAGTTTCCCCAAAAAGATGCCAGAGGCTGGATTGCCTGACTTTGGTGTTTACCCAGTGACAGAGGAAGCCGCGCCAGAGTTTGACATTAGGACGCAAAAAATTGAACGTCAGCAGCCAGTGCTTGAAAATGGCGCTTGGGTGTCAAAGTGCGTTGCCGTGAATAAATCTCAAGATGAAATAGACCAGTACGATCAGCGCATGGCCGATAAGAATAGGTTTAAGCGCAATGAATTGCTGGCCGCAACAGATTACTTTGCGTTGACCGACGTCACTATGGATGCGGCAATGACTAGCTATCGACAGGCGCTGCGTGATATAACCAATCATGCAAATTGGCCGCATCTAAATGACGAAGATTGGCCTGTAAAACCAGAATAGGGGCTAGATATGCCACTAAAACTTGAGACGCCAAACGGCGCAATCATTGTAACTGGAGAAGATGGTAGCGGCGATGCAGCTGTCACGTTTCCGCGCAGCGGTATTGTTCAACCCACACATACTGGCGATGTCAGCATAACTGGTGATTTAACGACAGTAGGCACGTTCGACCACACTGGGCAGGTAGTTGTTTCCAATAATATTACAATGGCAAGCGCGATTGTCTCAGGCACAGTCAATGTGTCTGGTGTTGCTACGCTTGCTAGTGCGGTGGTTTCAGGCTCTGCGTCTATTTCAGGCTCTGCGTCTATCTCTGGTGCGGCCAGCATGGGAAGCGCAACTGTTAATGGTGAGTTTATTGCCGACAGCGTTAATGAAACTTACAGCGCACTATCTGGCGCAACAGTTGCTATTGATTGCGAAACTGGAAATTTCTTTGCGCTAACAACATCCGCTAACACCACATTTACATTCAGTAACCCACCAGCGACAAACACTGCGTATAGCTTTACACTCAAGCTAACCGCTGGCGGCACACATACAATCACCTATCCTGCATCTGTCGACTGGGCAGGCGGCACAGCGCCTGACGCGCCAGCCTCTGGCGAAACTGACTTGCTTGCATTTGCCACACACGACGGTGGCATTACTTGGTACGGCTTCTTGGCTGGGGATGCAATGGCATGAGCATGACCGCGCGAAGAATGAGCATGGCGGCTGGCGCGGGAGCCCCTCAATCGTTTACGTTTGTCGGCGTAAGCTACGCCACAACAAACCTTAACATACAAGTCCCATCTGGAACTCAGGAGGGAGATATTGCCATAGCATACTCATCAACTGCTACTGGCCCTGCGCCGACTGTATATTCTGGCTTTACGCAGATAGCATCAGTCAATAGTACATTTGAGGATATGTTTCAGTACAAGCTATTATCAGCGTCAGACTTAACAACAACATTTACGCGCAGCGCTGACAGCTATGACGCAGCAATAATGTTTACATTTAGACCCACCAATCCCGTGACAACTATACAAGTTTCTTCAATAAACAATAGCAATCAAACAAGTGGAACTCCCTCAACTCAAACGTTGACAACAAGCACCTATGACCCGCCAAACATACTAATTGCAACCTACTCGTCATATACAGCAGAGCCATCAATCAATGGTACTTTCTGGGATGGGAATTACTTAGAAACTGGCGAAAATAATAATAGAATTAAAATGTATTATGAAATCCAAAATGACGTAAATACAAACAGGTCTGTTCAGGCCAGCGGAGATTATGGAAGCTATAACATTATGATGAGTTGTGTTATAAATGCTTCATAGTATTGATCGGTTGCCAATATGCTAGGTTTTAACGCACTCTCAAAAACGCCTCTGGCAGACGATAATGTAAATCTAAGTCTGCCAGTATCTATTGTCGTGGATAGCATTACGGCAGGAATACCTGTCGTTGATACTGCCTCTGTATTTGAAGATGAAACAATCCCAGCGATTGATATTACTTCTGGCACTCCTGTTGTAGATAGCGCAAGCGTAACAGTTGTTTATAACTTTAGCGCAGGTGGCATAAGCACAACGCCTGTTGTTGACAGCATTGCTGCGTCAATCATCAGCAACTTTGCGCCGCAAGAAATAACATCAGGCACCCCAGTTGTTGATGATATTACAGCAGCGGTTATATCTAACTTTGCCCCAGTTGAGATTACGCTTTCTGAACCTACGGTAGACAGCGCGACTGTTTCTGTCATCTCTAACTTTGCGCCAGTTGATATTGCTGCAAGCGCACCACAAGTGGATGCTCTGCCGTTCTTCCAAGAATACGCGCTAACAATGGTAGAAATAACCGCTGGCATACCTACGCTACCAGCGCGATTTACTTGGGATTATCAGGAGCCTGTCGCTGACAGTTGGACAGAACAAGCAGATGATGATAGTGTATGGGCAACTCAAACGGCAAGTAGCGACACTTGGACAGAAGCTGCGGAGCCAACAGATATATGGACTGATGTTACTGACCCAACCGACACATGGTCAGAAGCTGCATAGGAGACTTAGATGGCTGACACAACGACAACAACATTCGGCTTAACGAAGCCAGAGGTGGGCGCATCAGCCGATAGCTGGGGTACTAAGCTCAATACAAACCTAGACACCCTTGACGATCTTCTTGATGGGACAACGGCTATCCAGCCTAACCTCACTGAAGGGTCATGGCAGGTTGGCGGTACTGCAATTGTAGCTACGGCTGCTGAGATTAATAGGTTAGACGGCGTTACTTCTAATGTTCAAACGCAGCTAAACAATTTGAGTGACGATATTGTTAGCTTTCCCACAAGTGAAGATATTGTTGTCAATGGAGTTACAGTAGGGCGCGGCGGGCATACGTCTAATGTTATCTTGCAGGGCGGGACAACTGGAATACATGGTGGCTTACTTGGTGTTATCATTGGTGAAGATGCTGGTGAAAATTTAACAAGCACTGCATATTGGAATACTGCTGTAGGGGCGTATGCTTTGCAGGGGGAAACTGGTTCTTGGAGTTGCACTGCGATTGGGGAAAGCGCACTGAAGGGTGACGTTGCAACTGGAGGAACTAGCAACACGGCTGTTGGCGCAAATGCTATTGAGCATGGCTCATCTGGCACAGACAATACCGCTGTGGGCGTAGATGCAATGAAAGGCGATGGAACAACTGGTGTAACAGGGGATGGAAACACGTCAATTGGCAATTTAGCGTTAGCTGACCTATCTTCAGGTGATAATAATATTGGAATTGGACGATATGCTGGGTATGGGAGTTCAAGCCCATTCCAAGTAACCACTGAAAGCAATCGCATTGTTATGGGAAATAACAGCATAACAAACGCCTATATACAGGTGTCTTGGACTGTTACATCTGACGAAAGGGACAAGACTGATGTTGTTCCAGTTAGTCATGGGCTTGACTTTATATCGCAGTTAAACCCTGTTCACTTTAAATGGGATAAGCGTCATAAATATTTTGAGTATGATGACGATGGCAATATAACAAGCAAGCCTGCCCCTGATGGCACTCATAAAGAAGATCAGCCTTTTGTTGGGTTCTTAGCTCAAGAAGTTCAGCAGGTAGTGAATGGCACAGGCTTTGCAGACAATGTGATCGTAGATCACGAGCAAGACGATCTGTGGAAGATCAAGGAAACTGCGCTTATCCCACTGTTGGTAAATGCAATCAAAGAATTAAAACAACGTGTAGAAGTTCTTGAAGCAGGGGCATAAAGATGGCTCTAATACCGCTTAAACTCCCAGCAGGGTTTTACAGAACAGGCACTGACCTTGACGCTGCGGGGCGCTGGCGTGATGGTTCTCTTGTGCGTTGGCGCAATGGGTCGCTTAGACCAATTGGTGGATGGACTGTAAACACAGACTTTGGAACATCTGGAGACTTAACCACAAGTGTCCCAAGGTCAATGCACACATGGCAGTCAATAGATGGCACAAGATATGTTGCGGTTGGAACCCACAATGAACTTTATGCTGCAATAGGAAGTAATACGACTTACGACATTACCCCCACTGATTTGACCGCTGGCTATGTGAGCGCAACGACTGAAACGGGCTATGGCTACGGTTTTTATGGTCAGGAAACATACGGAACACCACGCTCCGATACTGGCAACCTAACAGAAGCAACAACTTGGTCGCTAGATAACTGGGGAGAATACCTTGTAGCCTGCTCCACTGCTGATGGCCGTTTACTAGAGTGGCAACTTGGTTCTGGCTCAGATGCAGTAGCGATCACAAACGCGCCAGTGGACAATGTTGGGCTTATTGTAACTGAGGAGCGTTTCTTGTTTGCACTTGGCGCTGGGGGCAATCCTCGCAAGGTGCAATGGTGTGACCGCGAAGATAATACAACTTGGACAGCGGCAAGCACAAATGAAGCTGGTGATATTGAGTTGCAAACTTCAGGAGAAATACAGGCGGCTATTAGAACCAGAGGTCAAACTCTAATCCTAACAACCACATCAGCGCACACTGCTCGTTATATCGGGCCACCCTATGTTTATGGCTTTGAAAGAGTGGGAACGTCTTGCGGGCTGATTGCTAGAAAAGCTGTGGCTGATGTTGACGCGGGTACGTTCTGGATGGGTCAGCGTGGCTTCTTTGCATTCAATGGTAACACAGTCACAGAGATACCGTGCGAAGTGCATGACCATGTTTTTAACGATATAAATACATCACAAGTTAGTAAGACATGGGCAATGGCAAACGGTCAGTTTGGCGAGATATGGTGGTTCTACTGCTCATCTGGGTCAAACGAGGTGGATCGGTATGTTGCCTATGATTACAAGGAGAACCACTGGCTTATAGGTAGCCTTTCACGCACATGCGGCACAGAAAGAAATGTATTTACATATCCCATGCTGTTTGACGTTGATGGATATATCTATGACCATGAGCGTGGGTTGGCTCACTCAAGTCAATCTGTTTATGCGGAGAGTGGCCCGATCAGCATAGGTAGCGGCGATAATATAATGCAAATTACTGATCTCATTACAGATGAGCAGACGCAGGGTGACGTAAACGTAACCTTTAAGAGCCGTTACTATCCCAATGACACAGAATACACGCATGGCCCATATACTCCATCTGACCCAACATCTGTGCGGTTTTCTGGTCGTCAGGTGCGCATGAAGGTAGAAGGTCAAACGCTTTCTAACTGGAAGGTTGGAACAATGCGCATAGACGCAAAGGCGGGTGGGCGTAGGTAATGGCAGCACCTGTATTACCGCCAATAACCGACAACCTTAAAGCGTGGGGGCGTGAGCTTACAACGTACTTGCAACGTCAGTTGCCGCGCCTGTATTTTAAGTCCGCTGGCGATAATCCATCGGAGAACGGCATCATCTTGTGGGATGAGGTAAATGGCTACCCTGTTGTCTCAAAGGGCAACGAGTTTGTGCAGATTATCTTAGAAGATGGTCACGCCAACTTGATCCGCACAACAGATGTAACGGCTGCTGCAATCAACACAGCATACGCAATCCAGTACGACACGCCAACAGGCAACGTAGGCATCAGCTTAGACGGCACTGATCCAACGAAGATCGTCTTTGCGGAGGCGGGTGAATACTTGCTAATGTTCTCAGCGCAGATTAGTTCAACGTCATCTAGTACGGTGAACTTCTATTTCTGGCCCAGATTAAACGGTACAGACGCGGAAGGATCAACCATGAAGAACGCCTTGCATCAAAACGGCGCAACGCTTGTTGTGTCACGCGCGGCAAAGTTTGACGTTTCGGCTGGCGATTACTTGCAGGTTATGTGGGCAGTGGATAGTACATCAGGCTTTTTGGATGCGTCTGCGGCGACTGCGTTTAGCCCAGCGGCACCCGCAACAACGCTTGCGATTACGAGGATGCACGGATGAATGCGCATAATCCTATAAGTGAATTAGAGCGTTGCCGGGGGTGGATCGAGGCGGCGTTGGAATATTCTGGTGGCACCCATGATTTTGAGGATGTAGCGCGCTCACTGTATTCGGGAGCGATGCAGTTGTGGCCTGCGCCAAAGGGGTGCATAATAACGGAAATTGTGGTATATCCTAAAAAAAAGGTACTACACGTTTTTCTAGGTGGTGGCGAATTGCAGCAAATTATGGAAATGCATAAAGATGTGATAGCATGGGCCAAGACGCAAGGTTGTGAGGCTTTAACTATGACGGGGCGCCACGGCTGGAAGAAACCATTAGCGGAGCATGGATGGCAGGCCGTGCACACGTCATACATTAAGGAGTTTGAGAATGTCTAAAGGCGGCTCAACATCAACAAGCGTTGAAATCCCAAAATATATTGAGGATGCAGCGAAACGTAATTTGAATCGCGCTGAAGGTATCGCCGGGCTTGGATATGTTCCATATTACGGCGCGGATGTGGCTGCGTTCACGCCTATGCAAGAGGCTGCTTTTGGTTCAACTAACCTGGCTGCGGGTGCGTTTGGCATGCCAACAGTTGGCGCGTCAGAGCTAACCGGGATGCCAGAGGCTGAGACTTTTGCTGGCGGTATGCGTGGTTATTCATCAGCGCCAATGTACGAGCAGAGTTTGCAGGAGCTGCAAGCAAGGCGCCCAGGTCAATATGAATATATGCAAGGTTTCTTCATTGACCCAATTACTGGGGAGCGCGGTGCGATGATGGGAGATCCGATTGACTACACTGAAGGGGCGACGACAGCGCAGCGCCGCATCCCAGAGGGAGAAGGTTTTGATGGCTATGGTAATAATGATATGCCTGGAATGCCTGGAGGTTCTGGTTTCACAACATACGGCGGTAGCCAAGATATTGCGCATGGAATGCTAGACGACGCTTACTCTGATTACGGCGCACAGATCACTGCGGGGACAGCAAGTCCGGAGGATAATCCGTCATACAATGAGGGACTAGCTAACGCGAATTCTGATTATGCAGGAATAACATCTGACGACTTTACCGGTCTAAGTCAAGCAGAGCAATATGGATTGATGGGTCAATCTATGGGCGCCGCTGGGGTAAGCGGTGTTGGCGGAGGTTACGCTCAAGACGATCCCACAACGGGGATTTTTGGCGCCGCACAAGACGTAGTCGGTTCAGTTGCTTCAGCGGTTGATGATGTAGTCGGTGAAGGCGGTGAAGGCGGAGATGGCTGCGTAATCGCAACGCACGCTGTTTCTTCTGGAGGCTTTACACCGCAAATGAAACGTGAGGCAGTTGTTTGGTGTATGCATAACCTACATGACAAGTGGTGGGGTGAGGCAATCCGCCGGGGCTACCGTTACCTTGGTAATCAAAAGATTGAGCAAGGCAAAGCACACGAACATTACCAGGAATTCCGCGATTACATCGCATTTGCGAACGGCAAGAAGCGCACTCTACTTAGCGCTATTAAATTCACATTGCGCACCGCTCAATTCTTTGCGGTGGGTATGATAAAGAAGGACGCGTAAAATGGGTGCAGCAGCAGGAGCAGGCGGAGGCAACATCTTTGGGCAAGCCGCTGGGGCAATGGGGCAGGCTAAAAGTGCTTATGGTGATTTAGCAAACTTCCAGCCAGCAAATATGCAAGCAGCCCAACTTGCAACGGCAGACATAAATCAATACATGAACCCATACACGCAGCAGGTTATTGAGCGTGGTCAGCGGGATATTGCTCGCCAGCAGGAGATGGGGATGAACCAGCTTGGTGCGCAAGCTAGTGCGGCTGGCGCATTTGGCGGATCGCGCCATGGTGTGGCAGAGGGCGTTGCGGCTGGTGAATATGGCCGCACCGCTGCCGACTTTGCTGCGCAGCAGCGTCAACAGGCGTTTAATCAGGCACAACAGCAAGCCCTACAACAAGCTCAGTTTGAGCAAGCGGCAAACTTAGCTAATTACCAAGGTCAATTTACTGGTGCTGGGATCCAGCAGGCTGCGGCTAGTGGCTTGGGGGGATTAGGCCAGCAAGGCTTCAATATAGGCTCACAGATTCAACAACAACAAGCGCAGCAGGGTTTACTACAGCAAGGTGTCCAGCAAGCTCTTATTGACGCAGCGAAGGGTCAGTACGCTGGGTTTACTGGTGCACCGGGCGCGTCACTATCAGCACCACTGGCTGCACTAGGCGCAATGCCAAACCAAAGCACAACGACACAATCACAAACACCTGGTCTATTTAACTACCTACAGACTTTGGCGATGATGAAGATGTGTTGGGTGGCGCGTGAGGTTTACGGCGAGGATGATCCACGTTGGCTTGAGTTCCGCGATTGGGTTGTTGGTCACTCACCAGATTGGTTCTTTAATGCATACGATAAATATGGCGCTCGTATCGCTAAGATTGTTAAGAAAGTGCCAATTCTTAAATCAATCATTAAGCCGTTTATGGACGCGAAACGTAAGTCGATTGGGTATGAATAAATGGATTACCGCGCAGAGGCACGCCGGATAGCACAAGAGATCGGGATTGACCCCGATCTATTCGTGCGCATGATTAACCGGGAAAGCGCGTTTGATCCTACGGCGGTTAGCCCAAAGGGCGCTATCGGCTTAGGCCAGCTTATGCCAGGCACGGCGTCTGATTTGGGTGTAGACCCAAACGATCCAATCCAGAACCTCACTGGCGCAGCGCGTTACTATAAACAGCAACTTGAGGCTTTTGGAAACCCAATGATTGCGTTGGCGGCTTACAACGCAGGGCCGGGTAATGTTCGCAAGTACGGCGGTATTCCTCCGTTCAGTGAAACGAAGAAATACGTGCAAGACATTATGAAAGGCTATGTAGGGAATAACACAATGACACCGACATCAGCACCACTAGGCGCGTCAGCAACGACGACAACGCAAAAACCGGGCAAGGGTATGCTGCGCGGTCTGTTAGACTACGCAAGCGAGAAAAGCCCGGACACAGGCTTAACAAGGTTCCAGAGCTTTGCCGCAGCACTGGATCCACTGATTATGCCGGAGATGCGGGCTGGTACGGCTATTCGTCAAATGGGGCAAACTCAACTTGACCAAGGTAAGGTTAATAAAACCGTCGAGTGGTTAAAGAAAAACGGTTACGCTGAAATTGCGGCGGTTGTTGAAAAAAACCCTGAGATGGCGGCAACCGTCATGGGTAGCATCGTGCAGGAGAAAATTAAATCTCCAGGCGTCAAGGTTATTGGCGATAAGTTGGTGGATGAGACTGGTAAGGTGCTTTATGAGGGCGATCCTGAAGCCTTAAAGAAACTTGATGAAAAGCAGGTTACGATTGTCCGTAATTTAAGTAACGACTTAGTAAACAGAAGTTACAAGATTTACGATGAGATCGCAAATGGCTATCGCTTAATCCAAGAGGCTGTAGAAAATAAAACAGGCGTTTCGGATTACGTTTTAACTATTGCGTTTTCGAAAATACTAGATCCTGAAAGTGTTGTTAGAACTGAAGAGCAAAAAGCGGTTGCTGGCGCTGGTAGTGGGATTCAAGCGTTAGTTTCAAGCGTGCAGAATTTTATAGGGGGAACAGGTAGTTTACCTGAGCCAGTACGGCAGCAGATATTAGGCACAGCGCAGAGAAACGCTAAGTTTTATTTTGACAAGGCGCAAGGCGAATATAACAGAGCAAAAGCTACAGCTCAGTATGCAGGTATAGCTGATGAAATTATTAATGATGTAATTCCTAAGCCTACACCTCTACCGACATTTACAAAAATTGAACCGCCAACTGAGAACGGTAATGTTGAGATCGGCGCGAACGGGCCAGTGCCTGAGGATTTAAAAGACATATACACGCAAGAACAGTGGAACGGCTTATCAGCGGATCAAGTAAGACAACTCCTAGAAGCGAGCGACAACAATGGCGACTGAAGAACAGAAACGACTAAAAGCACAGTTTGACCAGGAAAACCAAGTTGGCGTTGTCGGCGGTGTAGCAAGGGCAGCGGCGCAAGGTTTAACCTTTGGCGGGGCAGATGAAGCTGAGGCGTATATACGCAGCATTCTGGGTACACGCGAATACGACGAGATACTTGAGGAGGTACGCGGTCAGGTTAAGCAGTTTGGCACTGAGCGCCCCGGTCTTTCACTAGGGTCAGAAATTGGCGGCGCTGTACTGCCCGCTATCATTGCATCGCTTTTCACAGGTGGGACAGGCGGTATAGCAACTATGGCTGCGCGTTACCCTAACTTGGTGAGGTTAGGTAAAGCCACTGGGATTGTAGCGCCAGAGACATTAGCTGGCGGCGTAGGCTACGGCGCTCTACAAGGTGCGGCAACGGGCTTTTTATCCGCAGAGGAAACTGAGGACAGAATCAAGGGTTTAGTCTCTGGTGCGGGCTTAGGTGGCGCGACAGGGCTAGGTGCGGATCTATTTAGCCGTGCGCTACAAGGCACTGTCGGAAACTTCATGGATTTTGCGCGCCGCAAGTTTGGGAATAAAGCCGGCAGCGCGGTAGAGCAGGAACTACAGCGTATCGCCAAGGAAGCTGGGATTACACCTGAGGAAGCATATATTCAAGTTGCTGAAGGTAAGTTGATGGCGGAGAACGCCACGTTGCGTGAGGTGGTTCGCGGATATTTCGATGCGGGCGGGCCTGGCGCAACATTATTACAAAAGGCAGCAAAACAGCGTCCGGGTGAACTACGCGGCGATCTGGTTGAGGATATGCAGCAATACCTGACAGACGTTGCCCCCGGCGGTAACGTATTGGCGGGTCAAGCTAAGAAAATGGAAGATCTGAAGAAAACAGCTCAGGACTTGTATTCATCCCCGGCGATGCAGCGTCCAATTTCGCCAAATGCTATGCCGATGTTCCAAGACATTTTCCGACGAATTCCTGAAGCGTTTGGCGCGGTAAGGCGTGAGCTTGGCGTTGAAGGACGCGATATGTTCTTTGAGATTGGCGAAGATGGGGCGGTTCAGTTATTGCGTGCGCCAACGATTGAGGAAGCTGAAATTGTACGTCGCGCCTTAGCCGATCTGCGGAGCAAGTATTACAAAGCTGGCGAGGGCGGTACTGCCCAGGCTTACGGTAGAGCTGAAAACGAGCTGCGCCAAACAATTGATATGTTGAGCGACGAAACACAACAAGCCCGCGCAACATACAACAAGATGATGGATCAAGACCGCGCGTTCCAGGCGGGTCAGAAAGCGTTTAAGGCTAACCCAGACGTTGACCAAATTGAGCTAGACGTTGATCGCTTTGCCGCACTTGGCGACGACGCACTTGCAGCATACCGCACAGGTATCTGGCAGAAAATGCGTATTGCCATGACAGGTAAGCGTTCTGCGGCTATCGTTGCGGATCTAGCAAGTGAGGAATCACCGTTAGGTAATATGTTGCGCATTATCTTCCCCGGCGAAGATATTGCAGACTTGGCGACAAAACTACAAACCCAAGAAGGTGCAGACGCATTTGCTAAGTCTATCCTGAGCAAATCGCCAACAGCGTCGTCTGCGGCGCAGCAAGCGCGTCAGGGTATGGATATTGGAGTTGAGGATGTACTTGAGGCGGGTACAACCTTGGGCTTGGTGCGCATCCTGCGGAAAATCGCAGGGCGCACCCGCCCAGACTTAACGGACAAGCAGCGTGAAGAAGTCGTGCAGGCGCTACTGTCTAGGGATCCAGAGTTTATCAAAAACATGCTGCGCGACGAGAGCGGAGCTGCACAATTGCAAAACGTGATTCAAAGAGCGTCGGAAGCGTTGTATGCTGGCGGTAGATCAGGTGCTATTTATGGCGCATCACAAAATCCAGAGGGCGTGCTAGGCTTATTTGGCGGTCAACAGTAAGGATAAAACATGGAACCTAAAGAAAAGAGTTTCACCGAAATTGAGGGTATCGTGCAAGACGCGATTGCCCAGGCTGTTGATTTTGTTGAAAGCGAAATAACGCACGAACGTATCAAGGCCCAGCGCTACTTTGACGGCGAAGTTGATATTGGGTACGAGAATGGAAGATCCAGCGTTGTCGCCACAAAAGTACGTGATGTTGTACGTGCGGTAAAACCAAGTCTGATGCGTGTGTTTATGTCTACTGCGCGCCCGGTGGAGTTTATCCCGAAAGGCCCAGAGGATGTAGCGTTTGCGGAGCAGGCGTCAGATTACATGCACTACGTGTTCCAAAAGAACAACGGGTTCCGAGTTCTTAATGACGCATTCCACGACGCTCTTATCAAAAAGCAGGGCGTCGTAAAGGCGTACTGGGAAACAAGATATAACAGCGAAACTTACACGATCACCGGGCTAACTCAGGAGGAGCGTGACGCACTTCTGAACGAGCTAGATATTTCGCTGATTGAAGAGACAATGACATCGAGCATCACCGTTGACCAAACTGGCGCGGAGGTGGAGCTGCCGTCATATGACTTGAAAGTTAGCCGGGTTACCCCGGAGGGTGCGTTGCGTATTGAAAGCGTACCACCGGAAGAATTCTTTGTTAATTCTCAGGCGCGCACTTTACAGGACGCCTATGTGGTGGCGCACCGTACAGAAATGCGCGTTGGCGACTTGGTGGCGATGGGTTACCCGTTCGAGCAGGTTTACGACTTAGACAGCTTATACGGCGCGTCAGACATCAGCGAGGCAGAAGAAATAGAGCGCCGGGGCTACAGCCAAGACGATTACGAGGATCAGTCCGGTGATCCCGCAATGCGCAACGTGGCGATCACCGAAGCCTACATGCGTTTAGATGTAGAGGGTACAGGCGTGCCAACTTTGCATAAATTTATCTGCGGCGGCAGTAAGTACAAATTGCTGGACTACGAGTTGGTTGACGAGATTCCGTTTGCGGTGTTCGAGGTAGACCCGGAGCCACACACAATCTACGGGCGTTCGCTTGCAGAGTTAATCATGGATGACCAGGACGCAAGCACAGCGATTATTCGTGGGATCCTCGATAACGTCGCCATGACGAATAACCCACGTATCGGGATCGTTGACGGCGCGGTTAATATTGACGACGTGCTTAACAACGAAATTGGCGCAATCGTGCGTATGCGTCAGGCTGGCGCGATCCAAGACTTAGCCGTGCCATTTACGGCGGGCCAAACACTTGGCGCATTACAGTACATGGACGCCCTAGTTGAGCAGAAAACAGGTGTATCACAAAACGTGGCACTCAACCCGAATGCGATGCAGTCCACCACTGCGGCGGGCGTACAGGCGACGGTAGACGCAGCGGCTGCGCAAGTTGAGGTGATGGTTCGTAACCTGGCGGAAGGTATGCGCCAACTATTTGCGTTGATGTTAAAATTGCACGTCAAGAATGTAGACGAAGAGCAGTTGATGCAGCTCAACGGTCAGTACATCCCAGTTCGCCCTGACGTGTGGAATTCTGAAATGGACGTGCAAATTAATGTCGGGTTAGGCACCGGACGTGAGCAGGAGAAAGCCGCAGCGCTAAACGGTATGTTGCAAATCCAGCAGCAAGTTTACCAGCAGTACGGCGCGACAAACGGTTTGGTTTCACTTACAAACATCCGTAACACTTTGGCGGATATTTTGGCAGCGTCAGGTATCAGAAACGCGGAACGCTACTTTGCGCCAATGACGCCTGAGGCAGAACAGCAGATGATGCAGCAAGCGCAACAGGCACAAGCGCAGGCACAACAGCAGCCAATGCCTGATCCTAACGCGGCGATCTTGCAGGCAGAGCAAATGAAGGCTCAGGCTAAAATGCAGACAGACATGGCGAAGCTGCAATTTGAAGCACAGAAAGCAGCGGCAGACAACGATCTAAAACGTGACCAGATGGCACAGGATCTCTTGGTGGATGCAGCTAAAATTGCGGGTCAGTACGGAACTAATGTTGACGTGGCGCGCATCAAGGCAGAACAAGATAAAGTACGTCAGGTCGCAAACATCGCGCAGGGTAGACAATGAGTACATCAGTACGCGTCAAAGCGGATGACGCAAAAAGGTTAAAAGAAGATACTGCGTTCACGCAGTTTTTCGAAGAGGTTCGGCAAGCTCAAATGAGCATATTTGCCAGCAGCACCAAGGAGCAATCTGAGGTGCGAGAAGAGGCGCACGCAATCCTGCGCGCGTTAAACGCGGTCGAAGTGTACCTCGACGCCGTAATAGCGGCAGAGACACTGTTAGACCGAAAACAAAGGAAGTAGCACCGTGGAAAATGCGACTACTATTGAGGAAGCGGTAAAGTTAATGACTGCACCGCAAGAGCAGCCGGAAGCAGAACCCGAAGCCGTTGAGGCCGAGGCGGAAGCTGAAGAGGTTGTTATTGAGGACACTGAATCAGAAGAGCCAACTCTGGAAGCAGAGAGCTATGACGATGACGTGGACTACGACGACGTTGAATTAGATGACACTGAAATCGAAGCAGAGGTTCCTGAGGAAACCAATCTCATCCCCGTTAAAGTTAACGGCAAAGAAGAGATGTGGACACTTGACCAGTTGAAACAATCTGCCGCCGGACAGGGGTACATCAATCAGCGTATGCAGGAGATTGCTCAAGTTGAAAAGCAGTATAAAGAGCAAGCCCAGCAACTAGCGCAGCAACAACAGCAAGTTTTGCGCATGTACCAGCAAGCACAACAAGTTGGCGTCACGCCGCCTGTACCCCCGACGACTGAGCTGTTCGATAAAGACCCAATTGGGTATATGGAACAGAAGATTAAGTACGACGAGGCCAAGCAGCAATACGATGCCCAGGTTCAACAAGTGCAGCAACTTCAACGCCAACAGCAGGCGGCGACAGAGCAGCAGAGAATGCAGTTCCTAGCGCAGCAAGCTGAAGTTTTAAAACAGCACATCCCTGACATCGCGGATCCTGAGAAGGGCGCGGCGATCAAGGCTGATCTGGTTAAAACTGGCACTCACTACGGTTTCAGTGAAGCTGAAATTCAAGGTGTGACTGACGCCCGGTATGTACGGGCTTTGAACGACGCTATGAAGTGGCGCCGTTTGCAGGATAAGAAGCGTGCGGCAACTAGAGGTGAACCAGCAAAGACAGTTGTAAAAGCTGGCGCCAAGCGTAGGGCAAGCGAAGGTCAGTCTGCGACTAGAAAGAAGCAGGAGCAGAAGCTCCGTAAATCTGGTCGGATTGAGGACGCCCTCAGTCTAATGTTAAAGCCTTAGGAGTAAATCATGGCACAAGTATCCGGAACATTTGACAGTTACGATGCAGTAGGCATTCGTGAAGATTTGTCAGATATCATCACAAATATTTCACCTGAATCCACCCCATTTTACACGAAGTGTCGCAAGACAACTGCGCGCAATACTTTGGTAGAATGGCAGACTGATTCCTTACGCGCTAGTGGCGCAAATGCCCACTTGGAGGGGGATGAAACTTCATTCGATAGCGTCACTGCGACAGTACGTTTGAACAATGCAACCCAGATTTTCAAGAACGCTGTGGTTATTGCAGACACCGACGAAGGATTGGACAAAGCTGGGCGTTCGCAAGAGATTGCCTACCAAACGCTAAAAATCGCCAAAGAGCAAAAGCTCGATATTGAAAAGGCGCTTTTTGACAATAACGCAAAAGTGAACACAAACGGTTCAGCGCGTGAATTGGCGGGTGTTCCAGCGTGGCTGACATCAAACACTGACTTTGGTGACAACGAAGGTGCAGACCCAACTGGTGATGGTACAGACGCGCGTACTGACGAGACAACAACTCTTCAAGCGTTTGACCAAACACGTTTTGACACAGTCATGCAGTCAATCTGGGAAAATGGTGGCAACCCTGACACTGTTTACCTATCAGCGTTCCAAATGAACAAGGCGTTGTCCTTCACAGGTAACAACAACCAGCGTTCAAATGTACAAGCTGGTGACGAGCGTGTGATCAAATCACTGGCGGTGTACGTCACTCCGTGGGGTACAGTCGAGATGTTGCCAAGTCGTGAGAACCGTTCGCGGGACGTTCTAATAATCCAAGACGATATGTGGGAAGTTGCGACACTACGTCCAACTAAAAACATTGAGTTGGCGAAAACAGGCGACGCGACAAAACGTCAAGTCGTAACAGAACTGACATTGTGCGCGAAAAACGAAGCTGCAAACGGCGGCGTTTTCGACAACACAACGTCATAACGTCATAACGCTACAGGTGGGGGCGGCTAACGCCCTCACTCTCTTTTTATATGAGGGAGCAAAATGAGAGTTTTAGTTACATACCGCAGCATGTCTACATGCGTAGGTCGCGTCAGAGCTGGTGATATTGTGGATCTGCCGGAAGAGGAAGTGCGCCGCATCCTAACGACTAAGCCACGCGCACTAGAAATTTTACCTGAGTTACCGCTGGAAAAACCTGCGCCAAAGAAAAAAGCGCCTGTGAAGCGCAAGCGCGCACGTAAGGCAGATGGCACTCTGAAAGCTGACGATCCATCAACACCTGACATCAACGAGGCTTGGGAAGATGGTAAACACCTCAACTAAGATTAAAGAAACCATCAAGTTTGAAGATGATAAAATTATCATCAAGAAAACACACGACGCGTCAGTTGCGCTAAAAGACGCGCAGCAAGCGCGTGAGCTTGCGCCAAACTCTTTTGGATCAGATTACAAGCACGTCGGAAATGTAGATATGGCGATGCTGGGTAACTGGTTAAAAGAGGCTGGAGTCGCCTGGACGGATACACAAGCCGTCAAAGATGTGATAAAAAAGAAGCTAATGAGTAGCGAGTTTTCAGCCTTACGAGTATGGGAAGGTAAATACTGATGGAAAAGATTGGCGTTGTTTTTGCAGTGTTCGCTCAAGCTGTAGGTGTCGTGTGGTATGTGTCCACTATGGCGTCAGGTGTAGATGAAAACACCCGCAACATAGCGCGCCATGAAATTATGATCCAAAAGTTAGAAGATACAACACAAACTCAGGCGATCATGTCAGCCCGTATAGATGAAAACATCCAACAAATCCGCCTGACGTTAGAGAAGATGGCGGAAAAATGACATGGCTATACTCGAGAGCATTGCTGCTGCGAATGCCGCTTATTCGATTATCAAAACTGCTATTGGTAATGGCAAAGAAACTGCGGGCGTTATTGGGGCTGTAGGTAAGTTTCTCACCGCCGAAGAAGATATAAAACAAGCCGTACAAAAGAAGAAAAACAGCCCGCTCACGGCAATAACTGGGGGTGAAGAGGGCGATTGGGAAGAGTTCCAAGCCCTTGAAAACATTAGAGAAAAACGCAAGGAATTAGAGTCACATATCCGTTTGTATGGGCAACCTGGCCAATGGGATAGGTGGATCCAGTGGCAAAATGAGGCGCGTAAACAGCGTCAAGCTGCGCGTAAGGCAGCAGAAAAAAGACAAGAAGAAATGATGGAGAAAATCCAGATCGCGCTGGGCGTTATCTTTGGCGTGTCTGGGGTCTGTTTAGCCATCTATTATTTAGGCGTTTACATGGGGAAGTGGTGAACAAGTACGTTGTGTATGATTCAAAAGGGAAAATCATAATCATAACGTCCAACAAGAGGATAGCAGAACACTATGCCAGCAACAGTAATCGATGAATACAAAATCTTTCCGCGACTGATGATGTTGGTCGTGACAATCTTAACTTACCAGGCAGTGCATTGGTATATGTCTTTGCCGCCAGACTTTCCAAACATAACGCAAGCAGCGGGACTTGTTAGTGTTTGCATGGGTGCATTGACCGGGTGTTTCGGCATCTGGATGAATAAGGAAGCAAAGACAGATAGGGGGTCTGTATGATTGGTCAGATTATATCTAGCCTTGGCGGTTTGGCGACTGCTTGGGTTGACGGAAAAACGGCGGTACAAAAAGCCAATGCAGAAATCAAACTCAAACAGGCCACTGGCGAGATTGATTGGGAGCTGGAAGCTATACGTTCAGCTCAGAATAGCTGGAAGGATGAGCTATGGACGGTTGTTTTCGTTCTTATCCTTGCTGCTAATTTCGTGCCTTCTTTACAAGAAACTATGGCACGAGGATTTGCCAACCTTGAGACTACCCCCCTCTGGGTACAGTGGGGGATGTATGCGTCCATTGCCGCCTCGTTTGGCATAAGAACTATGAGAGGCTTAGGAGGTAAGAAATGAGCTTTAAATTAGGAAAACGCAGCTTGTCACGCCTGGAAGGTGTAGACGAGCGTTTGGTTGCTGTCGTCAAGTATGCAATCGGCATATCGAAAACCGACTTCACAGTGCTGGAAGGTTTGAGATCCATCGAGCGCCAGAGAGAGCTGGTGGAGAAGGGTAACAGCCAAACCATGAAGTCCAAGCACATTGACGGTCTAGCCGTTGACCTAGGCGCATATGACAGTGTTACGGGGATCCGCTGGGAGGAGGCTGCGTACTTCCCCATTGCCGACGCCATGCAGCAAGCGGCAAAGGTGTGCGACGTGTCGCTGTGCTGGGGTGCAGCTTGGGCAGTGCCGGATCACAAATACCCATACGACTGCCGTATGTGGGAAGGTGACATGGAATCATGCTGGGAAGCATACCACCAGCTACGGCGTGACCAGGGCCGCAAAGGCTTCAACGACATGCCACACTTTGAGTTAATCGTTTAGCGCGTGATGGCGCCGATGGCAGTTTGAGCAAAGCACAACGCACTTGTTCATTTCATCATTGGCGCGACTAAAATAACCGCCCCGGATAAGCACGTTAACGCGTTCGTTGTCCGGGTGCTTCACAACGTGGTGAAAATCTAACGCGTCGGGATGTTCATTATAGCCACATCGCTCACACTCCAGTGAGGCTTTGTAGTCACGGTAATCCTGTACTTTCCGACGCTTGCGCGCGTAGACCCTCTTATTTACTTTCTCTCTGTTCTTTTTATAGTATTCTTTTCGGTACTGTTTATTGTACTCTTGTTGTTTCTTCTTATCGGCATATGGCATGGCTAACTCCATTTGCCCCCCTCCGAATCTTATACAAAATTATGTAACTTTTTTGTAGACATGCCTTGTATATGATTATATAGGTTTTTATATATTAGTTATCGTTAAGGAGGAACGCGATATGACACAATTTGTATATGAAGCACCAGAGTTTGAAGAGATTGAAGATGGCGCATGGCGCATTCCAGACTCTAATATTAGCATTGTGGAATTAATAACCTTTGATAACCTTTGCAACAAATGGGCGGCATTTCTTGACCGCGAGAACTTGCCCGCGGAATGGGATGCACAAGAAGCCATATTGCACGATGATTTAACCGCCGCGCAACGACAATTCGTCACTGAGTTTATCACAGATTGGGAAGGTTTAGACACATGACACAATTTGTATATGAAGCACCAGAGTTTGAAGAGATTGAAGATGGCGCATGGCGCATTCCAGACTCTAATATTAGCATTCAAGACTGTAAGCATTATTGCGGATTTTACGCAGTCACTGAAGATTTAGGAGATGTAGTTAAAGACTTAGCTTTCCCAAAAACTCTTGCGGAGGCAAAGAAGATTGCGCTTGCCGCAGCGTTTAACTCATAGAATGTGGCCCAGTAACATCGCTTATGCTGAAACAGTTGCAGAGGGAGAAAACACAAAATGAAAACAACAGACGAATTGAAAAGCGACATCGCATCTGAGGAGCGGTTCATCACCAAGCAGCGCGAGAAGATGGATCGCATGCGCAGCTTGGAAACAGGCGTTAGATCAAGTGACATCAGCACTGATCTCGCAATGTTTCAAATATCAATTAACAACGCAAACGAGCGCATTGCCGCATTGCAGGCCAAACTGGAGGCGTTGGGTAATGAATAGCTGGCGCGAGGACGTTTGGATTTTCATTATCGCCGCTGTAGTTTTATACGTGGCGGCACACAACATAGATCATTTAATGGTGGTACAATGACGAGCGGGCATAAAGCAGCAATTGCAGAATTAAAGGATAGCATCCGAATCCTACGCATGGAATTGGAGCAAAAAGAACAGGCGTTAGAGGTAATGCAGCGCGAGTACGAGGTGCATGTTGCCAAGCAAAACCTCAATAAGATTTACGACATGGTGCAGGGCGTCTGGATAGAGGGGCAGAAGTGATGGAAACATTCTATGTCTTGCTATTCAGCTACACACTACAAGGCTACCCAGTGGAGCGCACGTTGCTTCTGGAAAGCTCTGCGCAGTGTAATACTGCAATACGCGCCAATGAAGGTGTGGCAACGATGTTAGGCGCGGATCTGTTCTGCATCGACACTGGGCGTATCTCAAAGTCGATCAGGCCACGCCTGCGTCCGGAGGCAACGCAATGAAGTACGGCAGCGTATGCTCAGGCGTCGAAGCCGCGACAGTTGCGTGGCACCCGATTGGGTGGGCGCCGCAGTGGTTTAGTGAAATTGAGAAATTCCCTTCAGAGGTGTTGCAACATCACTACCCAGACGTGCCTAACTTTGGCGATATGACAAAATTTAAGGAGTGGAGCGATGACCCAATTGACCTTCTTGTCGGAGGAACCCCATGCCAATCATTCAGCGTCGCAGGGTTGCGAAAAGGATTGGATGACCCGCGTGGTAACCTCATGCTTACCTATCTTGGAATTGCTGACAGATATAAGCCCAAATGGCTTGTCTGGGAAAACGTCCCCGGTGTCTTGTCAAGTAACAAAGGACGGGACTTTGGAACCTTCCTCGGGGCGCTGGGGGCGCTCGGGTATGGGTTCGCCTACAGAGTGCTTGACGCTCAATATTTCGGAGTGGCCCAGAGACGCAGACGTGTGTTTGTTGTCGGATACCTTGGAGACTGGAGACGTGCCGCAGCGGTTCTATTTGAGCGCGAAAGCCTGTCAGGGCATCCTGCGCCGAGCAGAGAAGCGTGGGAAAGAATTGCCGACACAATTACGGTCGGCGCTAATCAGTACAGCGGGTTTATCGGAGAGCCAGTAGATACTGTTTATAGTAGGTCAATTAGACGCCTGACACCCATTGAGTGCGAGCGCCTGCAAGGCTTCCCCGACAATTACACGCAAATCCCGTGGCGCAACAAAGCACCAGAGAATTGCCCTGACGGGCCTCGATACAAGGCGATGGGCAACTCCATGGCGGTGCCAGTGATGCGGTGGATCGGGGAGAAAATACAGATGGTAGAGGATATTACAGATGGGTAACTTAGAATGGCCTGAGGGGTTAACACCCACAGAAGATTTTTGGCTACAGTGCATCGACTACATCAAAGCTGACGCTAAAGAATGTAACCGCAGGTTATTCCCACGCATTGGCGGTGCAAGCGCAATCGGTGCGCAAGCAGCTAAGAAAAATAGATTGGGTTTAACAAAGGCGGAGCAAAGACGCGTCGCCTGGAAAAAGGCGGTCGAGGTTAGGGCAGAGGCACGCCAGAAAAGGGTACTTAGGATCATTGACCTAGCGGGTAAAGGCTACACCAAAAAGCAGGTTTCGGTGATCCTTGGGTTGAGTATGCAAACAACCCTAAAGTTTATCAACAACCACGGATTAGGTGAGTTATGGGAGAAGTAGAGTTGAAAAAATTATTGGTAGAAATCACGGAGCCACTATCCAGCGCGCTCACAGTGTATAAGGATACGACAGGCGTTAGTAAGCGCCACGCCGTTGAGATCGCACTACGCGACTTTATGGTGAAAAAGGGCATTCATATTGAGGAACCAAAAACATGGCTAATGGCAGACAAAAAGGCGCCGCATTTGAACGATTAGTGTGCAAGATGTTGCACGACGATCTGGGAGACTACAACTGGCGCCGTGACTTAGAACAATACCGCGCCGGGGATCGGGGAGACATTATATGTAATGCCAGCTCGTTCCCGTTCGTCATCGAATGCAAACGCTACGCGGGCAACTCGTTTAGCGCATCCTGGTGGAAGCAATCCACAACGTCTGCCAAAGAGCAGGGGAAATTTGCGGCACTGGTCTATAAGTTTGACCGCAGACCAATATGCGTCCGGCTGCACCTCGCCACAGTAATGGGCGACGCAGACTTTGACGATGATTTATGGGTCGAGGTGTCGTGGGAGACTTTCATGTACTTAACAAGGGAGATTTGGAACAATGAGTTCACATACACTACGGGCGAAACGTCGCCATCCTGAAACTAAGCGCGAACGCTATCAGGTTTCGCACATAACCTTTGAACTATCCACTACCGCCAAGAACGGCACTACATTCGCCCTTATAGCGGGTGAGGCGGCGCAAGCAAAAGACCAGCGCCCACTGTTCAGCGGTCACATAAATAAGGGTATGGCAATACAGTTGCGCCAGCTTGCGCATCGAGTTGCGGAGCTGGAGGAAAAGTTATGACTAACATGCACCCCCGGCGTGAGCGGATAGCGTTGCAGATATATCAAATTGCTGAACCGCTAGGCTGGGATATTACAGTGACTGAACTGGCGGACAGGTTAAACTTGACGCGTGCGGAAGTAGGTTACGTGTGCAATCGAAAAGGTTGGATGCCACGGCTGCGTAAAACAATGACAGATCGCAGGGCATTTGGGAAAATGGGGACAACTTTCTTAACAGGTGGTTTTGCAACTGCAACGTTGATGCCAGAAAGTTTTGATAGGGAGGATTAGGAATGAAGATAATACCTGACATGAGTAACGCCGACTATCACGCGCACCCAGCGCTGGGTAGCTCGTCAGTAAAGGCAGCGGCTAAGTCACTGGCGCACTGGAAAGGCCAGAGTTTTTCCGGCGGCACACACTTTGACATTGGCACAGGCTTTCACGATATGGTGTTGGAGGGTGGAAATAACACTATCTGTGGGCCGGAAACGCGTCGCGGCAAAGCCTGGAGCGATGCATACGATGACGCATTGACGCAGGGTAAAGTGCTGCTCACTGAGCAAGATTACGCGATGTGCGAGGCTATGGCTAAGAGCTGTTTAAGTAATCCAAGGGTGGAGGCAATCGTGCGGCACCCTGAGGCCATGATCGAACAAAGTATATTCGTCACTTGCCCTGAAACTGGGCTGGAACTCAAGTGCCGCCCGGATGCTTATCTAAGAGAAAAACAGGTTTGTCTAGACTTGAAAAGCACGACAGATGCGGGGCCGGGAGATCGTGATTTTCCGTCACACATCTGGCGCTACAAGTACGATTTGCAGGGAGCGTTCTACACCTATGTCTTGCGCCTTGCGGAGCTTCCGATCACATATTTTGCGTTTGCTGCGGTAGAAAAGACACCGCCTTATGCGCAGTGCCTGCATGTGCTATCAGGTACTGTTATGGAACACGCCCACAAAAGACTGATGAACATTTTGCGGCGTATCGCTCAGGCTATTGAGGAGGATCATTACCCAACTGATTGGCCTGAGTTAAACATGGTTCATCTACCCGCGTATATGGAGGAAAACAATGACGCACATAGTTAACAACGTCGAGGCACTGTGGCCTCGCATAAATCGCACTTACAAGTTTGATTCGATGGAGCGCAAAAGCGTGCCGTGTGACGCAAATGATCCAGCAGCATCTTACGAACTATCGTTCAAACTAGACGCAACCCAAGCTAAGGATTTGTGGAACGCAATGTTAAGCGCGTACACAGAATCAAAACAGCCGGATTGGCCTGCGCAGCCCAACAACCCGTTCAAAAAGGATGAGGATAGCGGCAAGTACATCGCCAAAGCAAAATTGCGTGGCAACTACAACGGCGATCCAACTGCGCCGCCAAAGCAATACGACGCCAAAGGCAATAAGCTGGACGCAGACTTCATGCTAACAACTGGCAGCACGATCAACGTGCAGGTGCAGTTTGTGCCGTACAACATGCGCGAGGCTGGCGTGTCACTGCGTCTGCGTGCCGTACAGGTGGTAAAATACGTCGAAATGGCGGAAGATAACCCCTTTAGCGCCGTTGATGGTTTCACGTCTGAGGAGGCTAACCCTTTTGGCGCAGCGCCAGCGGCGAAACAGGATGACCCGTTTGGTCTGCCGCCAGTAGCAGAAAAGCCAAAAGAGGCGCCGAAAGCGTCCGTAGATTTTGACGATGAGATACCGTTCTGATGACTAGCAAATCAAGAGGATCATCACCCGTGCAGCAATCAAAGAGACATATGTTTACTAAGAAAGGGTGGGTGCCGCAGGGGCGTGATATACACCGTCAGGTGCCGCCTAGTAAGCGCTCTAAGACGCTAAACGATTTGATTGATAAGTTGACGGGCAAGTCAGATGAAAAGAGAAACAGTTTTTAATGAGGGAGCGCCCTGGGTAACCGGGGCGCATTAAAATATGATGATAGGGAGAACAATGACCGATTTTCCAAAGGCGCATTGGGATGAGTTCGCGCCGCGCATAATCACAAGATACAATCTCAAAAAAACGGGCAAAGACCACTACAACGGCCCTTGCCCACAGTGCTCAGGTAGAGACAGATTTTATATATCCAATATTAATAACGAGGTTAAGTTTAATTGCAACCAGGGTTGCAGTTTTGAGGACATACGCACGATCCTGGAGGAGGATTGCGTGTGGCCCGTAAAAGGGCAAAAGAATAACGATTGGCCTGACCTGAGCGCGACATTGAGCAACCCGTTCTCAGACGTGGCGCCAAAGGCATACCACGAACGGAAGGGCGTTGCGTTAAACGGCGCCATGTTGAACGACGACATGCTGGTGATCCGCATTATCAACGCGCAAGGCAAAAGCGTCGGCACGCAGACGATCATGCCGGACGGTAAAAAACGGTTCAGCTCAGGCATGGAAAAGGAGGGCGCGTTTAGCGTCATAAACGGCCCGCTGGATGGTGTTTGCTACGTGACGGAGGGTTGGGCTACTGGGTGTAGCGTTAGCGAGGCTATGGGAGTGCCTGTCGTGTTTGCGTTAGACGCAGGAAACCTACCGAAAGCAGTCGCGGCAATTCAGGAAGTTAGACCAAACGTCAGGCTAATCATCGCCGCAGACAACGACGAGAAAGGCATAGAAGCCGCCAAGGCAACGGGCTTGCAGTACGTCATGCCGTCACGTCCGGGATTAGATTGGAACGACGTGCACGCTACCAAGGGTTTGGCGGAGGTGCGTAAGCAAATACTGCGCGGCGGTCAAAAGAAAGAGCTGTTCAGTAAAATTGGCGCACTGGAGCTAAAGCGTCCGGAGTGGCACATTGACGGAATCCTGGAGCAGCACGCACTTGCGGCAGGGTTTGGCGCGCCAGCGGCTGGTAAAACATTTGTGATGCTTGACATGGCGCTCAGTATTGCGTCAGGCAAAGACTATCACGGGCGCAAGGTAAAGCAGGCGTCGGTGTTCTACATAGCCGGGGAAGGGCATAACGGTTTCGTGCGACGCTGTAGAGCGTGGAGTAAGGTGCACGACACGCCACTGGATGACCTGCCGTTCTTCAAGTCTAACCGCGCGGTGGTGTTTAGCGACGAAGCGCAAGTGGACGAGCTGCACAAGACAATCGCCGGGATGGTGGAAGAGTACGGGCAGCCGGGGCTTATTGTAATCGACACATTGGCGCGGGCTATGGGCGCGGATGAGAACAGCACCAAAGACATGAATTTATATATTGCGGCGTGCGACGGTCTGAAGGATGAGTTTGGGTGTACTGTGCTCATGGCGCACCACACTGGCCTGCAAGAAAAGCAGCGCGCACGAGGCAGCTCCGCGCTTCTGGGTGCACTGGATTGTGAGTTCAGGATCGAGAAGGTGGGCGACTTTATGACAACCGTGGAATTCACCAAAATGAAGGATGCGCCAGAGCCAGCGAAGATGGCGTTCATGCAAGTGAGCGTCGATCTACTGACGGATGACATGCAGGAGACAACCAGTATCGTGCTGGAGGAGACAGATCCGCCAAGTGCAAACGAGCGAGATTCAATGGACGTGATCTGGGAGGAATACGACAAATTGGTGGCGTCAGAAGGCGAAAAATACGTGTCCAGGAGTGTCCTAAAAGCCAATGTGGCGATAGAGACAGGTAGGTCACAAAGGCAGGCGGATCGGGACATCAAGAAGCTCATTGATGACTATAAGTTTATCATTAAGAACAATAAGTTAGCGAGGAGTTAGGACATGGTTGGACATGAGTTGGACATGGTATGTCTTAAGGTGGTCAATCTTGGACAGTCAGGACACACCCCTATAGGGGTGTCCTAATGTCCAAAGACGGGAATGACCAGTTGGTGAAGTTAGAGAGAAAACTGGCAACTGTATCATCTCTTGACGAGTTGTACGGGTTCGCAAATCGGCGGAAAGTGTTGGGGTTGCCTAACGGTGAATTTGCAGATCGAGTTGCGCCGCGATGGACAGAGAATGAGACAAGGCTAATACTGGCGAGGAAGTACGAGCTGGAGAAACGCGATGGTATCAAATCAAGATAAAGCTTGGTGGTGCAAGCACGGCGAGGAGCTGGAGCGCGTGTTCCTGGATCGCAGGTTTGACCGGGTGAAGATTAAGCGCAACCCGGACAAGGACGGGGATCCATTCACGTACGACATGGTGATGCAGGGGCCGTGCGATCTAAAGACAATCACAACGCCGTGGCGGAAGTCGATGGAGTTTTGGGGGATAGATCCGCGCAACGCTGTGTCGATCAATCGGAAAGACTTGCGGCGGTACGCGAAGTTGTACCCGGAGATAATGATTGTGTTCGACGTGCGCTATCCAGAGCATCGCACGGTGCGATATGCGGGCCTCTGGATGATGCAACGGTTATTGCGGGAGGGTAAGCTGCACTTGCACGAGTATCTGGCGCGTATGGGAAGCGCAGACGGTAACGCGAAAGAAAGCTACGTGTTCGACGTGACGCTGCTTCCGGAACTGCATGAGGTTGGCGATGACGAAACAAAGTGATAAATATATGTTAGCGTGTTCCTCCCAATGCGCTAGAGCGGTTCGCGTTCCTCCCTGGCGTGCCGCTCCAAGAGGCTCAGTTAAACACTGGGCCTCTTGTCGTATCAGTGGTACGATGAAGTGTAACACTGAGGAGCACAGCAATGGATACACTGGTTCGGGTTAGTATGAGCGAAGATGCAGACAAAGTAACAAACGAAGTAGACATGCTGTTTGACTACATGGATGAGCGGGTCGAGGATGGCGCTACACCTGAAGAAGTCATGGCTGCGATAGTGGTGGTGCTGGCGTTAGTCGCTGAAGGTAACGGTGATATTGAGACAATGCACTGAGGTTAAAACCTCGTTTACACATACACGCAGTCTCGCCTGCACGCGCGCGCGAATACTGCAAAATCGTTAATTGAACAAGCGTTCAGGACACAACATATTGTGGTTTGCGTGTATTGCATAAGTTATACTTAATACATATCCTCTGTAAGTCATTGATATCATTACGATTGACCAATAATTTAACATAATTCCCATTATACGACTATGCATAACACCCCCCCCGGCGCGCAGATCGAGGGGCGGGTTCTGGTGCAACAAAACACACACACCCGCACCCCCCCTGCACCCCTATTGCCAAAAACCGCTCCTGCGCGTAAAATTTTGAAAAATTGGGAGACACCAGTGGCAGGCAAGGCATTACGAAAGCGGATCCTTAGTGACGTTGAGCGTCAGGGCGGCGCTGATTGGTTATACGATCAGATCGCCTCTGGCATAACTGTGGCGCAGCTTGCGCGGGATTATGGCTGTTCCCGGTCATATTTGAGCCGCGCTCTGAACGCCAATGATGAGTACCGGAAAATACTTCAGGAAGCCCGCGTTGAGGCGGCAGACGCTCTTGTTGAGGAAGGGCTAACGATGGTGGATACTCTCACTGGCGATAGCACAAGTAACGAAATCTCAGCCACGCGTGAGAAGGTGAATTACCGCAAGTTTATGGCTGGCGCGTTAAACCAGGCAAAATATGGTACACGCCCGCAAAACAATATAACGCTTAATATTGGCGATATGCACCTGGATGCGTTGCGTAAGTTTAACCGTGATCGTCAGAACCTTGACGATATACCGGACGCGGAGATTGTGGATGAGTGACGGATCCAATCCTTTTGACGATTTTGTGGTTGAATATTGGGATGACCCGGTGCGTTTTGTTGAGGAGGTGCTGGGCGCAAAGCCTTTACCTTACCAGAAGGATTTTTTGAATGCAATCGCGCAGAACGAGCGTAAAATCTCAATTCGCTCTGGTCACGGCACGGGTAAGTCTACAAGCGCGTCTTGGGCGATGCTGTGGTATTTGCTGTTGAGGTTTCCCAATAAGGTTGTTGTTACGGCGCCCACCAGTGGTCAGTTGTTTGACGCGTTGTTTGCGGAGTTGAAGCGGTGGATTAGTGAGTTGCCGCCCCAGTTGCAGGAGATGTTGACGGTCAAGTCGGACAGGGTTGAGCTGACTGCGGCGCCTAGTGAGGCGTTTATTTCGGCTAGGACAAGCCGCGCAGAAACTCCAGAGGCGCTGGCTGGTGTACATAGTGACAATGTGCTTCTGGTGGTGGACGAAGCCTCAGGTGTGCCTGAGAAAGTGTTTGAGGCGGCGGCTGGGTCTATGTCCGGGCATAACGCCACGACGATCCTTTTGAGCAACCCCACGCGGTCTAGTGGGACATTTTTTGAAAGTCAGACGCGCATGGCGGATAGCTGGTGGACGCAGCGCTGGAGTTGCGTTGACAGTCCGTTGGTGAGTGATGAATTTGTGCAGGAAATGCGGGAGCGTTACGGGGAGGAAAGCAACGCGTTCCGGATCCGCGTTTTAGGCGAATTCCCGTTGTCTGACGACGACACGATTATTCCGTATCATTTGGTGGAATCGGCGGTACATCGAGATTTAGAGGTGCACGAGGATACCCCCAGTGTTTGGGGTTTGGACGTGGCCCGGTTTGGAACGGATAAAACTGCGTTGTGTAAGCGGCAAGGCCCGATTGTGACTGAAATACGTGCCTGGCGTGGGTTGGACTTGATGCAAACTGTGGGGCGCGTTGTGGCGGAATACGAGGGTTTACCGCCAAGTGCGCAGCCGCGCGAGATATTAGTTGATAGTATTGGTGTTGGCGCTGGGGTTGTTGACCGACTGCACGAGATGGGCTTGCCAGTGCGCGGGGTGAATGTAAGTGAAACGCCTAGCTTGAAGGAAACTTACATGAATTTGCGTACTGAGCTGTGGTTTAAGACAAAGGGTTGGCTGGAGAATAGATCGTGTAAGTTACCGGAGAACGAGCAGCTCATGGCGGAGCTTACGTCGATTAAGTATAGCTTTACCAGCTCCGGCAAGATGAAAGCGGAAAGCAAGGATGAAATGCGCAAGCGTGGCCTGGGATCCCCGGACTTGGCGGATGCGTTGTGTTTGACGATGGCAAGCGAGGCCACGACTGCGTTGTCTGGCGCGGTGATGAGCTGGCGTCGAGAGTTGAAACGGAATTTGCGCGGTATCGTGTAATGTGGTATGGATATGGTAACCAATGGAGGTGTTTATGGCATACGGGTCAAAATCTGGTGGAATGAAGAAAATGGGCGCTGCGCCTAAGTTCAAGCCTTGCGCGGGTTGTCCGACGCCTATGGCGTGTGCTCGTAAGGGCAAGTGTATGGCAAAAGCGAAGAAGTAATGGCTAAGAAACCTGGTTTGTATGCCAATATCCACGCGAAACGTGAACGGATTAAAAAAGGCAGTGGCGAGAAAATGCGTTCCCCCGGAAGCAAAGGGGCGCCAACAGCCAAAGCATTCAAAGAGGCGAAGAAAACAGCGAAGAAGAAAATGAAAGGCAAGAAGTGATGTGATGTTTACCGCGTTTGTTCTTTTGTGTGCGCAGAACGGTTGCTTTGCAGTCGGCGGGCCTGCGTTTGACACTGAGGACAAGTGCATAGCGGATTTTATGCAGAACGGCGTAATTTCTTTGCAGGTGCGGTATCCAACTTACACGATTGCCCAGGTTAGGTGCCACGAATGGGAAAAGCAGGTGAAGTCGTAAATGCCATATTCTAAGTACAGCCCAAAGCAAAAGAAGTTAGCCGCGATGGCGGGTGATCGTAAGAAAATTACGGGCGCCGATTTAAAAGCTGTTAAAAAGGCTAAAGCTAAAAAGAAGAAAAAATAATGGCACGCACACGCGCAGAGAAGATTGCAGCAGCCAAGAAGCGCCACGGTTTTACGGCGATAAACAAGCCGCGCCGTGGTGGCCCTAAGAAGTTCGAGGTGCTGGCAGTTGAGGGTGACCAGGTTAAAAAGATTAACTTTGGCGATCCCAATATGAGCATCAAGAAAGACCAGCCGGGTCGCAAAAGGTCGTATTGTGCGCGCTCTGGTGGCATTAAGGGTAAATCGAGTAAATTAAGCGCCAACTACTGGTCGCGTAAGGCGTGGAATTGTTAAATGGATTTTAGACAAAAATACGCCGATATGACGGGCGATTTTGAGCGCGCCTACGCAGTCGATGAAAGCGGTGCGGAGCGATATAAGTATTCTGACGCAACAATGCAGCGCGCTGTTGAGGCGTTATTAGGCGCGTCGGAAAACAAGTACACTTACATGGTGGATCGGATGGAAACCTTTGGCCCGCGTGCGGGTGTCGGGTTTGGAAATCTTTATGAGCAGACACCAGAGGCTGGTGTCGATTACTTTAACGAGAAAATCCTAGACGCTTACAGTAAGGACGGCATGGGAGCTGCCGCACTAGGGGTTTTGGGCGCGATTATGCAGCCACGCCCCCAGCGCTTTGGAATGATACAGGGTTTGGTTGATTATTTACGCGAGGCACCCGTGCGTCGTGAAGATGACGCGTTCGATAGAGGGTTGTTGAAGTAATGGCAAATCGCACACTTGATATGTTCCTAGATTCAATCTTTGGGAAATACGGAAAGCGCATCACGGATCCTGACTTGGTGCGTCAGGGCGCCGCAGCGGCTATGCAGCCCGTTACATCGCTACCTAAAGCTGGTGAAATAGTGC